CATTATGCGAAGTTAGTGACAAAGTAAATGAACACTACGATTTAATGAAAACACAGACTTATTCACAAGTCACTCTTACTAGTTAAACGTGATGAAAGCTGAATTAATCAAGGTATGTAACAAACTAAGAAATAAAGTTATAGACTTTAAAGTAGAAATGTAAATAAAAATTAAGCGTCGAATCGTCCAACCACTCGAAAACACCGATAGATATGAAAAAAATAATGTGATTGTGTTGGGTGGTCTGACTCAGAACAAGATGGAGTCAAAGGGTTTATATGCAAAAGGCTTATTATCCGGCAAAAGTAAAAGCGATGAGAAAACCTCAAAACACTCATCTACTGCAAAGCGTATTTCACTTCAATTTTTGACAAGAAAAACTTCAACAAACAAAAAACCAATTTTGGGCAATGTGGATTTGTGGACGGTTTAACGGTTTTTTCTGCGACCGCATGGATAAATTGTGCATAAGTTATTGAAAACTAAAAAACAGTTTACAACAACTTATACACCGAATTTACCCACACTAAAAACCTACCGCCCGACAAGCTCCACAATGCTAACCCATAATTCTTTTTTTCTTTTTTTTGTTTTAAGTTTTTCAAAAATGAAGTTAAATAAGCTTGACCTGTAGTAAGATGACGATATCGGTTTTTTCATCGCTTTTACTTTTGCCGGATAAAAAACCTTTAGGCAGGAAAGAAAAACCCGTCTCCCCATCAGTAAGCTTATTCTGAGCCAGCCCACCCAATACAATAACATCACCATTTTTAACACTAACATCTGTGACAATGTCGCGTTTGATGAGCGTTGGCGATTGATTAACACCAGTTTCTGTTTTAACAAAATTTGAAAGTTGCTGCTGAATTTTAATATCAATATTATCCGCCTTAATCGTCGGCAATATATCAAAAATAACACCTGATGAACGATATTCTATAGATTGTACAGGTCTTCCATCTCTATCATAAGTTACAGCCCCCAAAATAGGCACATCAGAACCTACACTAAAATTACCCTTTGAACCTGATTTAACCCTAATTGTCGGCGAGCTTACAACTTGAAAACGTCTATCTGTACGAAATAATTCAATCATTGCATCTAAATTACCCGTATTTACTGTAATAAAGTTTTCATAATTTTGTTTAACACCAATATTAATACCAAGCTTCCCGGACAACAACTTGGCTAAAAGATTAATCCCGCTTCCCTCTTTTTCTTCTGTTTGCACCTCAAAAACATAGCCCGTTACAACAATCTCACGCCCCGGTACATCAACTCCTTTTAATACAGATTTCACCCGGGCAATTTCTTCACCTGTTCCGTAATACACCAATTTATCACCGCTTGCTGACACGGATTTTTCATCTGCATTATTATGCTTTAAAAATTCAGCCAAATAATCTACATCACGATAAACAGGACTATATACAAAACTTTGTCTAACGATTTTCGGCTCAACTTTTGCAATATAAACAACACCATTTTTTTCATACGTTTTAATATTCATATTGCCAAAATAACGTATAACAAACTGTTCAAAATCCTGCTTTTCGGTCACTTTAAAACTAATCAGGCGTTCGTCGTTTGCTAATTGCGGGTCGAGCATATAAGGTTTTTCCAACACGTCACCATAAATCATACTCACCGCTTTCGGCAACTGTACCGCATCCAATTTAAAATCTACATTAACCGCACTACAAAAAGCAGGCAAAAATCCCGATAATAATGCCAATTTCTTCAAATTACTTTGTAAACGATATGCTTTCATTTTGCTCCCCAACACCTGAATAATACGATACTATTTCACCGCCAATCACGCCTTTCAACTCTCTTCCATCACCGTTAAAAAGCCGTCTCGGCTCCATTCTTAAATTATTTTTACGGTCAACCAATACAACAAACAACTGATTGTTTTTAGATAATTCGCCTGTTATACGCCAATTTACAGACAATTTTTCAATTATCGTTTTAGCTTGTTTATCACCTGCTGTTGCTGATTGATAAACATCACTAAATTCGCCGAAATCATCAGATTTAACTTGATTTTTAACCGTGGTTTCTTGCGTTTTTAATTGTTGATTGTTTAATGCCTGTTCTTGATTCTGCTCGGTTTCCTGCGTAAAAACACCTTGTATCATGTAATAACTTAAACCCAACGCAAATACAGCAAAAATAACCATCAAACGGAACATACCCGACTTAAAAAAGTTTTGGCGGTCATCAACTACAGACTGCTTACCATTAACCCCATCGAATGACTTATAAAGCTTAAAAATATCCTCATTAAACTTATTTTGATATTGCGCAACCAATCCCTGTTTATTCACTTTAACACCGGTATAAACATTCACCCGGTAACGCTTACCAAGCCCCAAAGCAACTAAACGAGACATTAAAAACGTAGTTTCAATACGATCTTTAATAAATCGCGGAATACCTGTTACAGATTGGTTAATTACAACTAAATCACAACAAACACCCGTTTCTTCATCTGTAAAATGACGATGTTCAGCAATAAATGAACGATGATTAGACTTAATTTCATTTGTCGGAAAAATACGCCATACTTCATCAATACAAATTAAATCACCTGCTTTGCAAATCGTATTCCCATTACTACCCTTATATGGGAAAAAATCATCACGCTGACAATCTTCATCAGTCACTTTAATTAATAAGCCAAGCTCTTGTTCTTTAACGCCCTTTTTATTCAGACAATAATCACGAATTCTTTCATCTGAAATACCTTCAATATTGGTTACTATCCGACGCCCTTTTAAATAATTTTCCAAAATTACCGAAAGAACCACCTCGTAAGATTTACCGCTTCCCGGTATACCCACATAAGCAGAAATTGCCATAAATCACCTAACCAATAACCGGAATGCGACGAATCATAAAACGCGTCAAATAAGCAGATAAAACCACTTTAAAAGCAAAATCCACGCGGAACATTTTCAAAAAATAAGCGACATTTTCAGGCACTTGACCCAATAAACTTTTAATCTCGTTAAACTTATCGCCTATAAAAATATCAAGCAAAAGTGGCACAATCTCTTGAAATGCAAGATAAATCAGACCAAAAATTACAAACTTCAAAACTCCTGCATCAAAAAGCCATTTAAAGATAATGCCAAAGTTTTTACCAAACCAACCAAGAATGATTTTTACCATGATGAACCCCTAGATTAAGCAGAAAGAATAATAAGAACGCCTAACGTCGTCCAAAGCAAAGTAAACGCAGGTCCAGCCGTTGAACCTAATTTTTCGAAAACCTGACAATGCAAATCAATAGTTTCCGTATGACTAAAAACACTAATAGAAATAGGCTCGCATTGACCTTTTGAAAGCTCATAACCTGAACCAACTTTATCTTCAATCTGTTTTTTTGCAGCATTTAAAGTTTTTTCTAAATCAGGCGTTTGAAGTTTAGGCATTTTTACATCACCAATATCTTTGCCTTCATCATCACCTTCACCCTCGCCTTTCCCATTTCCAATGCTAGAACCTCCATTACCACCGTTACCCGGTTTACCATCATTTTTATCTGTACCTTTATCACCCGGTTTATTATTACCGTTATTAGCCTGACCGCTACCGCCTGAAGAAGAACCATTTCCACGGTGTTCATGTATACCGGAACCATCACCTTTATTTTTATTATCTGAGGAACCCGGATTATTAATATTATCGTTAGGTTTTGAAGACGAATAATCATCTAAAGACCTTTCCCAACCTCCATTAGGGTCTATATCTAATCTTGTTTTACCATCTTTATCTTGGCTAGTTTTATAACTAGGCCCTTTGCAAGTAGTTTTGCCATCAGAAAGCACTACACACTTATCTTCCCCATTCTTAAAACCCAAAAACTCAGAATCACCATTTTTTATAATATTAGGATTTTGCATTGCATCTAAAATTGCATTCGCAATATCACAATTATCATTTTTTAATGCTTTGATTAAATTAGGTAATAAAGCATTTTTATAAACAGATTTTAAATTAGCACTAAAATCAAATTGTTGGTCAAACTGCCAATAACCATCTGCAAAAAAATCAGGCTCATAAAGACCATAATGAACAGTTAAACCTGTATCATCAGAATCAATAGTCTGGAAATTAACTTCCTTAGAACTATCACCACAAGTTTTATATCCGGAACCATAACTCATTAACTTACAGCTCGTCTTTATAGCATTAGGTGATTTTTGCGGATTTGAATTTTTTGAAATTGTTGACCAAGAATTACAAGAAGGAGCCGAAAAAGAATAACCAGAAAATAAAACAAAAACTAACCAGAAATACCGCGAACCACAACATAAGCGCATAACATACCCCATAAGAAAAAAATCATTTGCCAATCCATTTTTTTACCTACCTTAACCCTATAAAAAAGCCCGTGCGTCCTCAATACTTGCGGGCGCTCGGGCTTTTTATCGGGTTAAACGTTATACACGTTTAAAGAAACTTAAGATATAGCGACCAACCATACCAAAAATTAAAAAGCCCGCAATACCAATAACAACAGCGGTAACTGCTGTTTTACCATCAGTAAAATCAATATTGGCACCAATATCAGCATAACCTGCAGCAAAAGAACTTGCTGAAGCCATTGTTAAAGTACCTAATGCAACTGCTTTAGTAGCTAATTTTTTAAGTTGTTTAGACATAAAATCTTCCTTAATATAAAGTTAGTTATGTTATCTAAAAAACCTCAGAATTCGCCCTCCGACGAAAGCTGTAAGCCATAAAGATAACGTGGCTGAAAATGAGATTCCCCAAAATTGCATGTACTGCGAATAGTCGGGACTCTCGACTTTTGAACTTGGCATAAGCTGATAGATTTTGGACGCTTCGGCTTGTGTCATGTTCAAATTCACATCACTACAACCCTTATCATTAATACAGAGTTGAGCATTAATTCTTATTAATGTTTGTTCACTCATTTTTATTTTTATTTTTAAACCTACTAAAAAGACGTTTTATTAACCGCCAAATAAACAAAATTAATACTAATTTAAGCATTGTAAAAAAGGGCGGTGAGCAACCGCCCAAATTTCCTACACAAACAAAATTAAATAAAACAAAGTTAATGCAAGAGTGCATCCGATAAAACTTGCGCCTACCATTTGCATAAATTCACGCATTAAATTTTTACCTCTTCAATACTTGATTCATCCGTATACAAATAAGTAATGCCTGTTTTACCGTTGAATTGCCATGCTGTCGGAAAAACTGAAATCATAACTTGCTTACCGATTAAACTTTTAACATGAGTAATTAAATCATTTGTAAACAATTCTTTTTTGCGAATTGACACCATGATTTCAATTTGAGTCGAACCTCCGAAGCCATCAGGACGGGTTAAGCCGATTCCAATTTCATTTTTAAAACGAACCTCTCCAGTATCTTTATCGACACTTTGTAATTGACGTGAGCCAAGACATTTCCCAATAATCATAAAACCTTGTTTCATTTTTTTAATCTCCTAATTAAAGAACTCTACTATTAATAAAATTCATTGCTAATCTAATAACATCACCATAATAATCATCAGAAAACTTAATTCGATCATTATTGAATTTAATGACCAAATCAAATTTTCCTGTTTTTTGATTACGTTTAAGACTAACAAAATAACGTTGTAAAAAATAATTAAAATCAGAATAATCAACACCATACATAATAAAATACCTACGCTGCTAGTTTTAAATGGTAATTCGGCAATTTATACCAATTCGGCATAATTAAATTGCTAACATTAATTTCACGAGTTGAAACAACTTTAACCGGTGAAAACTTAGATAAATCGCATTTTCTACCTATATCAATACCGATTTTGCGCAATTTCGCTCGATGTCTTTTAATATGAGCTTTTGATAAATCAAAAACTTGACCATGTGACCACTGCAAAGCGTACATTGCGGTTGTATTTGCACTTCTTACAGTATCAACCACACCATTATTTAAAAGTGTTTCCGAGATAGTTTCAAAATCCATTGCCGTCACCTTTAATTTTTCATCAATATTAATAAATTCATCACTTAATTTTTTTAACCTCGAATAATCACTTAAACCGTAAAAATTTAAATTTTCTTTTTGTAAATATCTTGACTTTAATTTTTGTTCAAATCTTGCTACGCCGTTCTGTTTGCAAAAATCAATAACTTTTAATAAATGATTATATTCTGAAGATTGCTCACCAAATTTATTCTTAATTTTATTAAGGCTATGCAATTCAAGCTCATAAGCCTTGTTATATACACTTGGGTAAATTAAATTCGCATTTCCGAGCTTACTTAACCAATCAACGGTTTCGCCATTGGTGTGTAATCGTGCAATAGAGTTACGATAATTAAGCGTGGATAATCCACTTAAATAATGTTCAACATTCCCACGCCCTACAGCTCTATTTTCTGTAATGTGCAATTCTTTAATAATTGCACCGTCAGAAAACTTTTTAACCTTTGTACCGTCTTCAGATTGTCCATAAAAAATTTGAGTGCATTTAGTAAATTCAGGTAATCCTAAATCTTGTAAAATTGAATTAAAGCAATTAACACAAGATTCAACAGTTGGTAATCCAAATAAATTTTCAGTTCTACCCCATCTGCTAGGATTGCCAGACATTGTTAAAACGGAACCGTTAATTTTTATAATCACCGAATCGCAAAAACTGCCTTCATGTTTGAACGCTGGAATGCGAATACCTTCTTGTTGTTCGCCTGTATCTATATGAATTCCCACATAGCCAAAATCGCCTATCAGTGGAAGCTGATAGTTAAAATCCTGTTCTATTTTTAGCCAGTCGAAAAACATAATTTAGAATCTGTATACCGCATGCAAATATTCAATGTGTAAAATATACAAAATAAATATACCGCATGCAAGCATATTTTATACAAAATCACTGTCTATATTTATAATTAATAAAAAGGAAAGCAAAAAATGAGAAAAGACACATCAGTAAGAATAAACGGTCAAAGAAGAAACAAGCTTGAATTGCTAGCAATAGAGATCAGTCATAAAAGTGGAAGGCTTACAAAAATGAGTGATATAGTAAATCATTTGATTGATAACTACATGAATGAAGCAAAACAAGATTTAATTCACCAACAAAGCGAAAAAAACTAAACGAAAACGAGAAAGTTTTGATTAACTTAAAAATTGAAATTAGTATCCGATTAGATACCAAAGTTCGGGTGTAACAGAACCCCCGAACTTTTTTGGCGTTTTTTTAAACAATTTTTAGCGGCATGAAAAAGATCATTTTTGCACTAAGTGCGGTAATTTTTACAACAGGATTTACCGAATACGGAGCCTTTAAATACGAAGATAGCCCGTTTAGTCAACAAAGAACGGAACAAATTGATGACCGTTTTTCGAAAAAAATTGTTGAAAATTTAGAGCGACAAACGCCGAAAAAAGCGAAAATTGAACGCGTTGGCGAGAAAAAAAGAAGCGGAGTTATAAAACTTAAAGGAAATTAACGCTTAAAATATCTACGTCCATGACAATAAACAGGGCTGTAAGCCTTCAAAAAATCCTCCTTATCAATCGGCACAGTCGAATTTTTCAATTCATCCAAAAACATTTTCAGCGCATAGCAAAAATCAAACCTTTCATCAGATTCAGCCCTAGTTAAAAATCGCTTCTGCGAAAATCGAATTTCTACACTATCCAATGTGCAATAAACATGATAATCATCAGATTTCAACAAACGAACCGTATTCAGAAAGTGAATCGGTGTAATATCCTTTAAAGTAATATTTCCCATAATATCAATAGATTAACTTCGCATAACGGCGGATTATGTGTAAATTCTTGCGCGGTGCCTGTGGCGATTTTACCGCGCTGCGAATTGTAACATAATCCGAAAAATCATTATGCGAAGTTAGT